GCGGTGCGTGTTCGACTACGCGCGGGACCAGCTCAACCTCGACGCCGACGCTGCAGCGGTGAACGGGCGCAAGTCGATCAAGGATCATTTCGGCCTGGTCGTCGAGGAGCACCGGATCAAGGGGTCGCGCGACGGGCGTATCTACCGGCCGATCTCGGCTGAGCACCGGAGCGCGGAGGGCATCCGGCCAACGCTCGTGATCCTCGACGAGGTCCACGTCCAGGCGAACCGGAAGCTCTACGACAACCTCAAGACGGCGGCGAACAAGGTCGACGGGTCGCTGATGCTGGGCATCTCCACGGCCGGCTTCGACATGTCGCCGGCGTCGATCGGGTGGCAGCTCTACAGCCGGGCGAGAGAGATCCTGGAGCGGCGAGTGGACTCGCCGACCACGTTCGCGCTCATCGTCGAGGCGGACCGGACGCTGGACCCGCTCGACTGGGAGACGTGGAGGCAGGCCAACCCGAACCTCGGGGTGTCGGTCTCGATCGCCGGGCTCAAGTCGGCGATGCAGGCCATGGCGACCACGCCGAGCGAACGGCCGTCGCTCGAGGTGAAGCACCTGGGATGGTGGCAAGCCACGTCCAACGCTTTCCTGGACATCGCGAAGTGGAACGCGCTCGCAGACCCGACGCTGAAACTGGAGGATCTGGACCCTGACGAGTGGGAGATGTTCGTGGGGTTGGACTTGGCCAGGACCCGGGACCTGTCGGCGGCGCCCGTGGTCGCGGCGCGCACGCGAGACGATGGGAAGCGCGAGTATCGCGTGTTCACCCGGTGGGTCTACCTCCCGGAGGACTCGGTTACGGTGAAGTTGATCCCGGAGCTGAAGGGCTGGTCCGCCGCTGGGTGGTTGGCGCTTCTGCCCGGCGAGACGATGACCTTTCGGCCACTCACCGGAGACGTCGCCAGCCTCATGGAGCGCTACCCGACCGTGACGGCGTGCGTGGATGACTGGATGGCGGGAGAGGTCGAAGGGGACCTGATGGAGGCAGGGCTCGAGGTGGTGTCGGTCCGCCAGGGTGCGAAAACGCAGAGCGAGCCGATGAAGGAACTGGAGAGCGCCACCCTCGACGGTCGGCTGCGCCACGACGGTTCCCCGGTCACCGCCATGTGCATCGGCAACCTGATGGCGCGCTCCGACCGGAATGGGAACCTGGCCCCGGACAGGGAAAACGAATTCAAGAAGATAGACGTGGCGGTCGGGATCGTGAACGCGCTGGTGCTGGCCCGCGGCGCCGGAGCGGATGAGCATCAGGGCGACATCCTGATGTAGCCCCGGACCTGTCCCCGTTCGGTGCGATACCATGAGGGTGACTCGACCCCGGAGCGGGAAGGCAGCCATGACCGTGCGCAAGCAGCGCCGCGTCGCCGTTGCGTCCAAGCGGCGGCAGCCTCGGGCCGCCGGACGGATCCGCGTCCCACCGCCCAACTGGTTCCTCCTCTCGCCGCTCCTCCAGGAGGCCGGTGTCTACGTGACGCCGGAGACCGCCTCCCAGGTGGCGGCGGTGTACGGGTGCTGCAGGCTCATCGTCGACTGCCTGGCTCCGTCGCCCATCGTGGTGAGCGAGATCACCGGCGGTGGAGTACGGCAGGACCGGCCTGACGACCCGATCGCCTGGACGCTCAACTACGGTGCGCAGGTCGCGCTGGCGCCGGACGCTCCGACCGCGCAGGCCGTAGAGGAGGCGCTGTACTGGGCGGCGCTGCTCGGGGACGGGAACGGCTACGCGGAGATCCAGCGGGACATGTCGGGCCGGTTCTTCGGCCTGTGGCCGATCGACCCGAGCCGGGTGACGCCGAGGCGCGACGAGACCGGGTTCTACTACGAGGTGTCGCAGTACAACGGCGGCCCCGCGCGAGTCGAGGCGATGGACATGTTCCACCTGCGCGGCCCCTCGCTCTTCGGCTGGGTCGGGGACTCGGTCATCTACCGGGCGTCCAAGGCGATCGGGATCGCGCACGCCAGCCAGGTCTACTCCGCGGCCTACTTCGCGAACGGGACCGCGATCTCCGGGCTGCTCTCGTCGGACAAGAACATCACGCCGGCGCAGGCGAAGGCGGCGAAGGAGCTCTGGAAGGACGAACACGGCGGCGGTCCGTCGCGGGCGCATGGCATCTCGGTGATGGGCCAGGGCGTGAAGTACCAGGCGATCAACCACACCGCCCAGGAAGCGATGCTGATCGAGTCGCGCCGCTTCCAGGTAGCGGAGATCGCCCGGTTCTTCGGCGTGCCGACGACGCTGCTCGCGGATAACGAGGCGTGGACGAACCTGGGGGAGCTCTACCTGGGCTTCTACCGGAACGCGCTCCGTCCGTGGGCCGAGAGGTTCGACGCCGAGGCGTCCCGCAAGCTGTTCCCGCAGCGGCAGCCGTGGCGCGAGGTGACGCACGACCTGACCCACCTGACGCTGGGATCGTTCAAGGATCAGGTGTCGGCGCTGAGCCAGGCCACCGGTAACAAGCCGATGCTGACGCAGAACGAGGCGCGCGCCCTCTTCGGCCGGAACTCGATGCCCGGGTGCGACGACCTGAAGCCGCTGGTGAGCGCGCCGAAGCCGGCCTTCCAGCCGAAGCCGACGGACCCGATGGAGCCGGACGAGGACGATCCCGAGGAGGATCCGCCCAGGCGCGGCGTCTCGGCGAGGGATGCGCTCGCGGCCATGTTCGCGGACGCCTTCGGGCGGCACCTGCGGCGGGTCAAGAACCGGCGGGCGGATCTCAAGCGCGACCTCACCGAGGCCGAGGCCGAGGCGATGCGCACGAAGCTGGTCGAGGACTGCGGCGCCGCGCTGGCGCTCGCGAGGCGCGGCGGTGCTTCGGAGGGCGTCGACCTGACCACCTACGCCTCGGCGCTCGACGCGGGCGAGCCGCCGGACAAGGCGGCGGACCGGCTGGTGGCGGCGCTCTGGTCCGAGAAGCCGGCGGCGGTGGTGGTCGAGCCTGCAGCCAGCGCGCTCGCCGAGGCGGTGCAGAGCGGACTGCTGGCGGTCGGGGCCGGACTGGCTGGTCGGGCCGCTGGCGAGGCGGAGTTCGTCCGTGACGGCAGCGGTCAGGTCACCGGCCTCAAGTTCAAGAACTAGGAGAGGGCGACGACATGGCGATCACCACGGCGACGTGCAACCAGGCCAAGCTCGACTTCATCAACGGCGTCCACCTCGCCGCCCACGTCTACAAGATCGCGATCATCAAGACGGGGCACTCGGGGACCTACGGCAAGGGGACGCTCGCGGTCGGCACCCCCGGCACCGGCGCGCCCACGACCTCCAACCTCGGGACCGACGAGGTCGCGGCGAGCGGTACCTACCCGGCCGGCGGAGTCACGCTCACGGGGCGGACGGCGGCGCTCTCGACGGACACGGCCTACCTCGACTTCGCGAACATGGCGCAGCTCACGGGGTTCACGGGGAGCGGCGACGGCTGCGTGATCTACAACGATTCGGTGGCCGGGAAGCCGGCGCTCTACGTCGGGGCGTTCGCGGGCGCGCCCATCGTGGCGACGGCCGGCACCTACGACGTGGCGATCCCGACCTCCGGCCTCGGCATCATCGAGATCACCTAGGCCATGGGCGCCTCCGGTACCGCCACGATCAACTTCGGGTCCGGCGGACATTCCGCGTCGGTCGACGTGACCGGCCAAGGGTCGATCGTTTCCGGGTCTGCCGCCGAGGCGTGGCTGATGGCGGAGACCAGCGCAGACCACAACGCCGAGGAGCACGCGCTTGTGGGAGCCCTGGCGCAGTTGTCGTGTGGGAACATCGTCGCCTCGACGGGCTTCACCATCTACGGACGCAGCACGATCACCCTCTCCGGGCAGTTCACCGTGAGATGGGTCTGGAACTAGGGAGCGACCATGGCCGGCATTCGCATCGAGGGCAGCGACGGGACGCAGGTTGGCGGCGACTCCACCGCGCTGGCGCTGAAGGTGAACCTGCCGACGACTCCGGCCCAGGCCGGCTTCACCAAGGTCGCCGGGACCAACGGGGAGAAGCTCAAGATCATCGCGACTGGCTACCAGGCGGTTTCGCTGGAGGCGCTGGACTTCTTCGACACGATCGACGGCGCCGCGGTCAACACCAACCTCTGGAACCAGTCCGTTTCGACGATGACGATCACGCAGGCGAGCAGCATGCTCAGCCTGAACCCGACCGCCAGCGTGACGGCGAACGCTTACGCGATCCTGTCGAGCATCCAGAACTTTTTTGTGACGTCGTGCATGCCGCTGCACATCCACGCGACCTTCCAGTCGTCGCTGTGGAACCTGCCGGCGCAGACGGTCATGGAGTTCGGCTGGGGCACCTGCGCCACGAACGCGGCACCCTCGGATGGCATGTTCGTCCGGGCCCGGGCCGGCGTGGTTTACGCGGTCATCAACAACGGCGGGTCCGAGACCGAGATCGCCCTGACGCCGACCTTCACGCTGCCGACCGCGAACGCCTCGAACGAGTGGGTGCTGGACCTCTACGCGAACGAA